TGTTGCGGATGCAACTTCATACTGCGGAGTGCCATAAGCAGCTACTCCGTAGTTATATGAGCCATAGCCTACTGAGGCCATGATATTAAGCTAATGTTACGTCTAATTCGCCAGCATTAAATCTGAAAACATCACCACTTGTTACTGCTTTTGATGTTGTCAAAGCTGACCAAGCCATTAAGTTTCCACTAGAAGCTGCATCAAAAATTCCAACATGAGTTACAGTTCCCCAAGATCCAGTAGCAGTTACAAATTCTACTGCTGCACCATTGGTTGCTGTTGTTGGAGAAGTTCCCGATACAGTCATTGCTGCCATGCTTTTACGAGCATAAGAACCACCAGAACATTCTGTTCCGCCACCTGTGTCAGATGGTGCTGCGGTAAATAAGCCTACATATAAAGTTGATGGTGCTGAATACGCAGAACCACCAAATACATGATCTAAAACTTTATCTTCTAAATAATCACTAAATCCAGCCATAGTTTCTCCTGTTAATTATTAGACCAGTAATAAGTTCTTTTACCAGCCTTTCCGTAAGTTTTTCTTCTCTGCATTAAAGATCCTTTTCCAAATGCAGCTTTCTCTTGTTCTAATCTTATTTCTTCCAATGCTTTTTCAAACTGATTGGTAAATAAAGGGATTCTGTCATCTTCCATTAAAAATATGCTGGCGTGTTTTAATGCACCATATAAATAAACGTCTGGATGATCCGTTGAAACAAAGTTAGTTGTATTAGAATCACTTAACGAATTTATTTTAGCATAGTAAGTGAGCTGTAGGGTATAAGAACTGTCAGGAGTTGGTGCTAATTCTATTGAGTCATCTACCATTGCATAATAGACAGGTTGACCAACTGCATTGTTATTTGCTTTTCTATAAACATCTAAACTTTCGATGGATTGTTGAAACAATGGTGAAAAGTTATTAGATGTAATTTCTACGTTGATGGCTTCTTGCCAATCAGTCGGTACAGTTAAATATTGGCTATCTGCTGTTGCAGTAGCTCTTTTAATCATTTCTTTTGTTCTTAATCTTCTATTGAGTTCAGCTTCGGTGCTGTCAATAAAGGTGTCAATGTATGACGTTAAATCTGAGCGATTTAAGTAATTTGCGATATTAGTTTTTAATTCTGCATATGTCATACTTTACCTTGCCAAGTTCTAAAGACATTATTGTCTGGGTTGTTTAGCCATTCTTTCCACTTAGCTGAGTCTCTATCCCATCCTTCTCTGACTGCTTTTTGATACACAATCATAGGAACTTCGGCAATATGTCTAAGGTCTTTGCCTGGCTTTAAAGTATTATCTCTAAGTTTCTTAACGTGGTCAATGACGGGATTAACGTCTTGAGTTGTGTGATAAACAAACTTGTCATCTTCGGTGATGAACTCTGACTTGTAGCCAGTTTTGTGATCGGTAACAGTTCGTTTTAATGACATAAATAAAAAGGCGGGTGGCTTTTACACCACCCTAAATCTAACTAACTTATGAAGTTGTTAAGTCAGCGACTATACCATGAGCAGCTTCGTTGCTCACTTCAAGTCCATACTCAACTACTATCATTTTAGTAACAGCATCACCAATAGTGGCAATGTCGACTGATTCAAAGTCTCTTAAGAAAGAAACTTTTGCAAAGTCTGGATCTACTAATAATAGTGATCTTTCTCTACTAAAGTTAGATGGAACGATTTTTAACTCACCAAAGTCTGATGCATAAATAGAAACAGAAGCCTCTACTGTGTTTGCATCAATCATTTGACGTGCTGAAGATCTACCTGTGAAGCCTGAGATTTTCTGTTTGTTAACAGGGCCACAGATTGCCATTGAAGGCTCTCCACCATTTGTGAAGCAAAGCTCCAATACATCTTTAAGTAGAGTTTCAGTTAAAGCTCTTTGAGTTCCGTCTGTTGGAGCAGCACCGCCACCTGTTGATGCACCGCCAGTTCCTCTTGAATCGTTGGATGTAATCCAAGACTCGAAACCACCAGTTACACGAGCAGTTGTAGCATTACCAGTTGTTTTAGCTCCTTTTTGACAGAGAGCTGTTTCCATATCTCTTTTAAGTGCTTTAGACATAATAGCAAGTTGATGAGCCATTTCTGACTTTTTACCTGCTGGATCACTAGCTTGTTGAGAGCCAGTTACAGTTGCATCTCTTTTAGAGATCATTGCTACGTTGCTGTTTCTAACAGTAGCAGTTGAGGCTGCTCTTGATAGTTCAAAACCTTCAAGATTACCAGCTCCACTTGCTGTTGGTAGAGATTCGCTTTGCCAATCAAAAACTACATTCTTGATTGAGTTTTTTCCAATAGCACTCATAAATGGTGTGCTTTGTGGAGAGATGTTGTAAATGACATTACTAAGTTGTTCTCTATCAGAAGTCGCAGAGTAAGTATCAAATGCATTAGTTACTTTCGCCATGATATTTTCCTATATTAAAAAGTTTAAATAATTTGTTCAAATAGTTTAGCTGCATCCTGGACTTTTCCAGTTTTAGCTAATTTTTGACGCGCTTTTTTCACAGGTGTTGAAGTTTTTGGTACGTTTGAAGTGCCAGGTCTTGCTGTCCGAGCCACAGCCTTCTTTTCAGTTGGCTTTTTCTTGGTCGCTTCTACTGTCTTTTGTTGTAACCAAGCATTTCTTAAACCGAGTAAAACTCGATAATCATATACTGAGTCCATCTCTTGAGGCGAATAGCCTAAGACATTAATCCCATATTCACGAATTGCTAATTTTTCTTTTGCAGCAACTTCGTTGTTTTGCCATTCTGGAATTTGTTGTAGCAACTGTTGGTTTCCGTATTCAACAAACTCTGCGAGTTTCTTTTGCTGTTCAACTTGGGCCTCTTGTTGAGTCCTTTGCTGTTCAGCTTGTACGGATTGCAACTTTTGCTTCTTCTCATTCCAAATGTCCTTCTCTCGGACATAAGCAATAGGATCTGCTTCGTATAAAGCGTTCCAATCTGGTTCATTAGCTAACTCACCCTTCAATGTTGCCTCTAACTTCGGTAGCAACTGAGAATAAATTGCGTCTTTTTGCGCTAACTCTTGTTGTTGGTTTTCAATAACTTTTCGCTGTTGAGCCAATTCTTGCGTTTTGCGCGTGTAGTCTTGTTGTCGACTGTATCCACTTTGGAGTTCTTCGAGGGTAACCTGTTTATCTTCGCCATTAACACTAATGGTGTAAAGTTGAGGTTCTTCGGACTCCAAGTTTTCTACTTGATCTTCCTCTGACTGTTCTTCTTCTTCGTAGTCATCATCTTCAGATTCATCTTCCTCAATCAATTCTTCGATCTCTTGGTCGATTGCTTCTTCAGTAATTTCTACTGCTGCTTCTTCTTGGGGTTCTACTGGTGCTTCTTCTTGAGGAGTCAGCAGAGCTTCCATTGAATGAGCTGCTTTTTCCATGTTGGATTGTAAAGCAGTCGGTTTTTCCGTTATTGCCATGATAAGTTCCTAAAATGTAAAATGTTATTTTAACAGTATTTACACAAAATTAGCACACTTTTTACACAACTTTGTGTAATCTGCCAAGCTGTGATTTTGTGATTTTTCCTTTCTCTATAATGATGCGTAGATGTTTTTCTACTTCGGGAAGCAATTTGATTGCTTTGTGGAGGGATTCTCTATTGGTTACTTCTTCTGGTTTACTTAATAACCAAAGATTGACGTATTCGTCTTTGAGATGTTTTATGGCTTCTTTGAATGTTTCGCTGTTTAAAATTAATTCAGCTTCGTTAGATTTTAATATTTCTTCTTGAGTTGCCATTATCTACCAAACTTATAAATGTTGCTGTAATCAATTCCTGGTGAGGGAACATTAAACGATGGTGATGGTGATGGAGCTGGCGATGGTGATGAGAAGTTATTGTTGTTAAATGACTGTGCTGCTTCTTTTACAATACCAAGTCCAGGTATAACTGCTGGAGCTACTACGTTTTCAAAAAAGTTTGGTATGCCTAGATTGATTGCGCCACCAATAGGAAACGTATCTAAGTAAGTTTCTTTTTTGTTTTCGCTCTCATTGATGTAGTTGTCTAGTTCAACTTGATATTGATTTCTAACGCCATCTTCAGCAGGTATTTGAGTTAAAAAATCTTTGTTTCTTACAATATCCTGTAAGTCATCGTAATCCATAATATCTTCCATTCTATCTTCAAAAACTTCCGCAGGCATATCAACTGGGCCTGTTGGATTATCTTGTAAAGATACAACTGGAGTTTCAGGTACAAAATAAGATGGCATTGAATCAACTGGAACATCTACTGGTTGAGGCATTGGATCAATCTCTACTGGTGCATAAGGTTTCATTTCATCAAAAGGATTAAATGAAAAATCTATAGGTGATGATCCTACACTTGGTGCGGTGTCCTGATTAAATGCTGGCAAGTCAAAATTTGGACTACTGCCTTCTGAGTTTATACTAAAATTTGGAATATCCATAAAATTTATGTTTGGCATTAAATCATCTATTGCCATAGGTTCACCATCAATAAATGGATCAAATGAAACCTGCGTATTGTTTGGTAAATTTGCATTAAATAAGTCTGCTAAGTTTTTAAGAGACTCTGCATTTGTAATCATTGGCGTGTATCTTTCTGGCTGTGTTACTCCTGGTGGAGCGTAAGGCATTTGATTTTCTATTGTTAATGGATTGCCTTGAGTTGGTGCGCTTGGCATAACTGGTACTGGCCCAGCATTGTAAAACGGACTTTGTGTATAGCCTTCTGGTCTTTCCATTGAATAACTTACGCCTGGTGCAATCATGTTTGGTACGTTTTCACCACCAGCGATTGATTGTGCATATTGTTGACCGCTTGAATAACCTATATCTTGGTTAGCATTGCCACCAAGCATATATAAAAGGTTTTGTAAGTCTGGATTCAAATTTGGATTCATAAGTTTAATAGTTTATCAATTTTTTCGTCTATTTTGTCGAATCTATCAAAGATTCTTCCCATGTCTTGTCGAAGCTCTTGTTTAGTTACATACTTGGTTGGTATTTCTTCTCTTGTTTTATTAAGAAGAATATCAACTCTTTTAATCTCACTTGAGGTTGATCGTATGCTATGAATGATTGGCACATAGACCAATGTAATAAGAGCATTCCACAATATCCATGGGGAAAGTTCCATTATTTTTTTATTAGCTTTTTTAGAGCTTCCCATCTATCAGGTTGGAAGTGTCTAATACATAGACCTGTTCCTATTAATATTATTACTGTCCAAAATAAAAATTCCATAATGTCTCCTTAATAACTCCAAATCCAAGGTCTAGGCCTTGTGTTCTTTTGTGGCGATACATCTAAATGAATAAATCTACTATCGCCTTTTTGTGCAATCCCTACACCAGTAAAACCAAACTCTTTTGCGTTGGCTACAATTTCGTATGCTTTGTATCCTCTGACTCCTATGTCAGCAGCAAAGCCATCTCTGTGTGCGCCAGGATTAACTTTTTTCTTTTCTAACGGGTGATCTTTACATCTATATCCCGAAGTAATCTTGAAGGGAAAATCGAGTTCCGTTCTGAGTAATTGTAACTTATCTAATAATAATTCACTAATACCATTTTCACCGCAATGCTGACAAGCAAACTCTTTAGGTGAAAAGTTAGGATATTTTTCCCAATCTATTTCGTGTTCTTTTTTCATAAACGCCCACACTATTTTTCAGGAGTTTTATTAGATGCGCCAAAGTAAAAAGAAATAACTGCTGATGCTATGCCTGATAAGTAACCAAGAATAAGCATGACAATATCGTCTGAAGAGTCATCAATAGGATATGCAGTAATCATAAATATATAACCAATAAAACCAACAACAGTTAATGAGCCTAAAAACTTAGGAGTCCAATCACCACTAAATGTTTTTCTTGCGTCTTGTATGTCTTTGGTTTGTAAAGCATAGACATCTACATCTAATTCTTTCATTTGAACTTCAAAATCTTTCTCAGCTTTTTTAAGTTCTAATAATTGTTGCGGTGTAGCGTTGTGGATTGCTCTTTCAATACTTTGTGGATCTGCCTTTACGCCTAATGCTTCAGATAAAACATTTGCAGCCATACCACCAATAGGCCCACCTAAAGCAGTTCCTATGGTTGGTGCGAGTGAGCCGACTAAGTTTTTTATTTTATTGAATTTCACTTTTTATTTTTTTTATTCTTTTTCTTTTTAGGTGGTCTACCGACTTTAGATCCGTAAGTTCCTTTTCCTTTTGGCATAATTATCTCCTTCTTGCAGTTTTAGCTGCTTTTTTAAATGCACTAGCTGTTGGTGCGCCTTTAGTTCCAGGCTTTCTCATTTTTTCGCCTGAACCAGCTTTTATTCTTTTGCGTTTTTTATGAATGTTTTTATATAGAGACATAATTATATCCTTATTTTCTTTTGGATTTAGCTCCAACACACTTCCATCTTTTTCTTGATAGATTGTTTGGAGTATTTGGGTTGTTTTGTTTTTTCTTTGATAATCTTTTCTTTATACCAAGACTTCTAGCGCAATATGAATCACCTTTAGATGTCCCTGGTCTTACTCTTCGACCACCATCACTAGCTCTTCCTGCTTGACCATAACTAACCTTTTTACCAGATGCAGTTACTTTTACTTTTGCCTTACCCTTTCTTGGTGTTGCCATAATTAATGTACTGTCTTTTCTTCACAACTTAATATTTCTGAATCTTCGTTGATGATACCACCAGACATAAGCGTTAGTATTTTTAATGCTGTCTCTTTGTCTTTAGCTCTGATGTCGTTACCAACATAAACCATATCATCTTCGAGAACTTCTATGTCAAATATCTTAACCGCCATTGCCTGTGAACAATCCTTGTGCGTTGGTCTTAGCAATTTGTCTTATGGTTTCTCTGTCTCTTTCCATAAGTGCGTTGATCTCCGCTACGTTGATTTGTGCGCCATACTTAGCGTTTAGTTCAGCAGCTTTAAGTCTAATGTTTGCTTCAGCTTCATCTCGGTTTCTATCATCATCCATAATGATTTTCATGCGATCTGTTTCAGAATCTATCATAGCTTTTTGTGCTGATACTTTTGCTTTTTCCATTTCAGCTTGAGCCAACATATCTTGCGGAGTTGGTTGCTGTGGTTGTGGTGGTATAGGTGGCACTTCAGAATTGATAAAGGACTTAGTATCTTTAAATCCAGCTTGTTCTATTAATTTAGAAAGCGTGTTGGAGTATTGTTGTAGTGATACCAATGGATTGTTTACGCCTAACTGTTGTAGGATTTGTTCTTGTTTTTGTGCTACTTGCATTAAGACAGCTTGTTTTTCTGCATCGCTGGTTTTGGAGATAGCTACATTGACGACTAAGTCTTTGTCAGCATCCCAATAACGAGGATCGATAGGTACAAACTCATTGTTAAGTCTTACCATGTCTGGTTGGTCTTGGTGTTTAACAACCAAGCTGTTGACCAGTTTAAATAAATCTTTCATGCCATCGGCAAAGTGTCGGCAAATTAGTTCGACTCGACCTTGTGCGCCTGACATGGTAGCTGAGACTGCTGATGCGGTTGAGCTTTGTAATGCGTCAGCGTTTAGTCCTGCTGATGCTTTTGATACGCCTGTTCTATTTTCTTTCGCTTCGTCTAAATAAGACAGAACAGGGAAAGCCTCTTTACCAACAAAAGGAACTGCGAAAGGTTGCACCATACCTGGCGCACGCATTCTAATTGGTTGTCCTATGTCGGTGTTGAGTACATCGTCAATGTTAACCTGGCCCTCAACGACTCCCATGCGAGGGAAGATGGCGTGGCCCAGACTATCAAGTGTGTCTCGCATAATTTGAGACTTAGCAGCTTGAATAGGCTTCAAGTAATCTGCTGGACAAGAACCGATGGAGGTGTGCGGTTCGGGATCAGGACAGAAGAGAGTTATCGGAAGGTCATCCCATTGAGCTGTATTTACTATATTTAAGCCATTGCCTACAGTACATACTCTTATCCTTTCGTCTATTCCATCGCCATCTAAATCATAAAATAAATAGTGTTCAACGTATAAAACATTCTTTTGGTTGCCATCATTTCTGCCATCAAAAATTCCGTCTGAGTATGGATTTCTTGCTTCTTCTTCTTCATAAGTTTCTGCATCAATTAAATTACCAGAACCAGCGTATTGTTCCATCTCTTCTTTGTCGTAACCCATAGCAACCAAGTCGCTAACTGTTTTAATCATGCGATGTGCAACATAAGGAGAGCTGTGTAAGTCTCTACCATACCTAGATATTAAAACTTCTTCAGGTGGAATAGACTCAATACACACTTGGTTTTTAGCTTTAACTCGTCTGATGGTTAAGTCATAACTAACAGGAGTTTCTTGTGTAATCTCTTCACCTGTTTCAGGATTGATAATTGTCATAGATTGCATTTCTGCTTTCTCTTTAACAATCTCAACATCAGGATCTAACATGAGAGCTTGATAACCCTCTGGTGTTACGTCTGTATATTCGTGAGTGGATGCACTAATGCTGTCATCCCAATAGGCTTTAACAAAACCAGTTTTTCTAATAAGTGCGTCTTTAAATACGTCATACATAACTTTGAACCCAGGGTTCTTTTGTTGAATGATGTAGTTGATGTAATCGGTTTGTTGGGTAGCAAGGGGAATATCCTCTGCGTTGCGAGGTACAAACTCAACGATTTTATTCGTACCAAAAAAAGTACGCATGATCGATGGAAGCATAAAGAGTACGCTGTCTCTTACATCGGTTGATACATATTCAGATTGCATGGAGCTTTGTCCATTGGGTGCATCACCTAAATAATATTCAGTTGCTTCAGCTCTATCTTCGCCTACTTGCTCGATGTAATCTCTAGCATCGTCTAGTTCTGATTTAAGGATGCCTTGCAGTTTTTCAGTATCAACTGACTCTTGGACATCTTGGTCTTTGTTGTATTCCATATATTAACCTACTCGTAGAATTTTGGATTTTAAAGGTTTCTTGAAATTATAACCCAAAAAGGAAGTTCCTCCACCAAAACTTGCTGCCGAACTTGCCATGGTTAATGCAAGTGCATCTGCTT